GTTTAGTAAAGCGCCTCTTAAAAGGTTAGGCGTCTGCACCAACACAGCAAAGTTGTTATTGTTTAAATAACCAAAATCTCTAATATTTGTTCTGAAATTATTGATATTAAACGGCATTTTAGTCCTTAGTATGGTGGTGGCATACCGTATTTAGCATTAGGGTTGACAACCCACTGCTGTAACGGTAATGATATGGTGTATTCCCACTGAGAAGGGTGTACCAGATATAAACTACCGTTCACCACATGACCATTTAGATATCTTTTTACACAGTTCTTGTATCCAGAGAAATAAGTGGCGTATTCCTTCAAAACCATATAGCTCAACCCTTCAAGACGGGTTTTTGAATTATATTTATCATCGCTCAACATAAGGTTTTTTAAGTTCTTTATAAGAGCAGCACGACCGGCTGGAGGAAGATAGTGTATGTTAATACCAAGGAAACCACCGGCATAAATGTCTAAAGGAAACACTAACGGGAACATATCCCAATGAGGTAGAGTTGCTTTGTATTTTGGATCATACAGATACAGATACATACTGCCAACAGAAGGATTCACCCTTTTCGTAAAAGGCTTCTTCTGTTCTTTGAAATATTCATCAACAATGTCGTTAAGCCAATTTGCTGCTTCTTTTTGCGTGGCCATCAGTACTTGATCCCGATTTCTGCTTCTGTCATAATCATAAACTCATAGCCTCTGTCTTTGCAGTATTCTCTAGCTGCTTTCCATTTGGCTGAATTAACTCCCCAAGTCATTACTTCGTTTATGTACCTTTTAGACTTCTTTTTGCTTTCTTGTATCACAGGCGGTTTCGTCTGCTTTGCAGGCTTTACCTCGATCAACAAAGTCTTTGTTATGCCTTCGGTCGTTTTTAATCTTACTGTGAAATCAACGAAATATCTATGATATTTATTATCAACTGGTGATCTATACGGTATGATGGTTTCTTCTGAAGACCACCAAATCACATTAGGATCAATATCGAACCTTCCCATGACCAGCAATTCCCATCTAGACCTATAAATAATGTTTGATGGGTTGCCTCTGTATTTTTGAGGGTTCTTTGGTTTAAATATTCCTTTATACGTAGCCATTCATAATTTTTCTAATAAATAAAGATAAAGTTGCAACAACTATCTATTTAGACAAGGAAGCAATGGCAGTCCCTAACTTTCCACAGAAACCGCAAAGAGGAAATAATTCTTCTGCATTTCCTAGCGACCTCATTTCCGGTCAAAGAAAATACTATACGCAAATAGGATTGGTCAGATATAATTCTGGTTTAGCTACAGGCGGTGGTCTGGGTATTCAGACCAGTGGCACCATAATGCTTCCTATGCCGAAACAAGGACTTATTGATCAAGAAATCATTCAGTGGGAAGAATGGTCTGGTGAAAAATTAGCTATGGATGTTGCTAGGAGCGTTCCTGGCCTTTCAACTTTGGTCGCTGGTCTTGAAACTGCTAGAAACCCAGTATCGACCGATCTTGGTTTACAAATAAATCCATTCATGTTTATGATGTTCAGAAGACCCAACTTCAAAGAGTTCGCCTTAAAGTGGACTCTTGCTCCTAACAACAGACAAGAATCTGAAACTCTTAAAAGAATAATAAATCAACTGAAAAGAGCCGCTTTGCCTACTCCTATGGGAAATTTCGTTATGAGATATCCTGACATAGCCATGGTTTCTTTTAAGCCTGATAATTACTTGTTCAAAATAAAACCATGCGCGATAGTTTCAGTAAACGTTGATTATACAGGCGGTGGCAAGCCATCTTTCTTCAATTCTGGTGCTCCAACAATCGTCAATTTAACTTTACAGTTAAAAGAGATTCAGCTTTGGAACCAAGACAACTATCAAGAATAAGACATGGGCGATAGATATTTCGATAAATTTCCGATAATCAATTACTCAAACACTAAGGCTGTTGATCTAACATTAAGAACAACAATGTTAGATAAGATCGGCAGCAATCCTTATGTGTATTATCCGTATGAGATTGATTCTAACGAAAGAGCCGACCAGCTTAGTGCTAGATATTATGAGGATCAATATAAGAGTTGGATTTTCTATATTTCCAATAAGATCGTGGACCCATATTATGAATGGTATCTAGGCGAAGACGAGTTTATTAATTTCATTGAAAAGAAGTATGGTAGTTATTACACTGCCCAAACTAAAATTAAGCATTATAGAAATAACTGGGTTGGAGCTGAAAGTATTGACATTAGTCGTTTCGATTCTCTTACAGCCGGTGAAAAGGGTTACTTTGAACCAATACTGGGATTTGGTAATAGAATCGATGGTTATAAGAGAAAACAGATAGATTGGTTACACAACACCAATAAGATCGTTGCTTATAAGGTTAGCAACACAAGCTTTATTAAGAATGAAATTTGTGACATTGTTTTCTCGTCAAGCAGCGTTGGCAAAGGCCAAATTATGAGCGTAAACGCAGATACGGCTAATACAGCTAATAGCACAGTTTACGTTCAGCATGTTAGCGGAACGTTTAATGTAAGTCTTACGGTATCGGTTACACCAACAAGTTATATTTACGGTCAAGAAAGCTCAGTCAATGCCCATTTTTCCGATGTTATGGTTATGGCAGAGAATATTCCTGCTGATGAAGAAGCTTATTGGTCGCCAGTAACATACCTAGAATATGAAACAGAGAAAAACGAATACAACAAGACTATCAACGTTCTAGAGAAAAATCTTAAAGATGTTATGGTTGAAAATCTTAAAGATTTGATGTCGGAGGGTTAATTGCCAGCTGGTGACGCAAAAATAAATTCCATAAAGATAGGCAAGATGGATGTAACTGGCAGTAAGGATGTGTCCTTCGCAGGGTTCAATATCTACGAAGACATTTTGAATCCATTCGGTCCTGTTGCTGAAATTAGAATCATCGATCCAACAGATGCTCTAGGTAAGAACAATCTTACTGGTTCCTTTTCTGAAGACGTTGAGATTAAGTTTTCGCCAGACAATAATATACCGGGTTTGAGCGGACAAACTACTGTTAAGCTCAAGATGTATCAAAACAAAAACTTAAATAACATGTCCTTGAATAATATAGGATCAAATAAACATAAGCAATATGATATTAGATGCGTGTCTCCTGAAGTCTTAAATGCTCAAGGAAATTATATCCAAAAAAGCTTTAAGGGTAAAAAGACCAGCGATATGGTCAAACACGTTCTTGAGGACGGGTTTAAGACTAAGAGAAAGATGGATATTAGCGATACTGCTCCACTAAGAGACATGAGATTCAATAATGAACATCCATTAGACGTTCTAAAGAAATTAAATAACGAGCATGTCTCTCAACAATACGAGTCTTCATGTTTTGCTCTATTTCAACAATCTGGTGATAGCGGAAGTGAACACAAGTATGTATTCAAGACGTTCGAAGAGTTATTTCAACAGGAACCGGTAGTTACTTTGAAACAATCTACAAATTTGAGTTATGATGTTGGGAATGAACAAGAGAGACAAAATTCTATTATTTGGTTCAAACCTTCTGATAACTTTTTTACTGGCCCTAGAGCCTTAACCAAATCTAAAGCTAATGTCATTGATTTAACTACTCATAAGGTAATTGATTCCAATGATGAGAAGCAAAGTAATTTTAAATGGGCCGATAAGTCTGAAATATATAAGAATAAAGCATCTAATGCTCAAAAAGTGAACCAAGATTATATCGTTGATAAGGCTAATAGTAAAAAGAAACATAATACGGCTCATGCAAAAGCCAAGAGAGCAGAGTTTCTAGCCGGATTGGCTCAAACAGGAGCTAAGCTAGAAGTGTATTACAACCCTAAGATTAAACTTGGTTCTGTTATTAAGTTGGAGATACCTAAAGCTCATAATAGTGAAGGCGGTCAAGAGACTCAATTCAACGGCAAGGTGTTGGTTGTAGGTATTAGAACAAAATATAAAGTTTCTCGTCAACCTCCAAACTGCACTATGGAATTGACTGTAGCTAAGGGCAATTCATTTAAAGAAGGTGGTGGTCAAGATGCCTGATTTTTTAGACCTTGAAAGTATGTTCGAGATTCACGAAGTTAGAAGCTTCAAAGACGATCCTACAAAATCCGGTCGTGTAAAAACGAGAGCATACAACAGACAAAACGACGAACAAAGTATTCCTGATGACGATTTACCTTGGGCAGCAGTTTTACAACCAGCTCAATCAGCAGCAACGTCTAAACTAGGACTATCGCCTCATGGTTTGAAGGTTGGTTCTAGAGTATTAACCATGTATATGCCTTGGGACGTTTCAAAACAATATCCAATCGTTTTAGGTTCTTTGCCTAGAGGCGATATGCCGGAAGGTCACGAAGATGATAATGGAGGCGTCTCTAATAATATTGAAGACGCTCAGAAGAACTCTGGTGGAGATATTAGACATAAAGGCGTAGACAACCCAGCGCACAATGTGAAAGATTAATCATGGCAGACGATAAAGCTTTTGAAGAAAAGAAAACAGTTCTTCACCGCAAAACTCAACCTAAGCATACAAACGATAAGAATCAATCTAAGTATGCTGCACCAAAACGTGTAAAGGCAAGTACTGCTGGTGAGAAGCTTGAAGAAGTTCGTGACGAGTATGCTAAGAACGCGGATAAACCAACAACTGCTTCTGCGCAAGTAGGAAGCAAAGACCTTCCTTCCATTATACAACAGGTCGATCCTAGCGGTCAAGCACAAGTTATTCCTCAACTGTATCAGAAGATGCAGCAGATGTTTTCGCTTCTCAGTATGGGTTCCGGTCTTGGTATGGGCAGCGGAGGCGGTGGTGGCAATGACGGCGGAAGTATGCCAGGTTTGCCTTCTGGTATCCAAACGACCATTAATGATTCATTTACCGGCGCATTAGCCATGTTGGTTAAGAAGTATGGATTTGAACCGGTTGTTATGATATTTAACAATGTATTGTCT